TTGGTGTTCCTAAATGGCGAGGTTAGCACCGAACAAATCGCATTACAAAACATCAATTTCGCAAACGACATCAACGACATACACGCCAATATGTTTGTAGGACACGCGCCTTTCGTGGCACAAGACGACGCTAGCGACGAGGAACAAGAGGAATTGATAAAGTTTAATATGTCGTTGCGTCAAAAGAATTGGCAAACATCATTCTATGAAATGGTGCGTATGGCGGTTGGCGGTGGTATGGGATATTACCTAGCACATAATCGCGACAACGACGAATATGCTAGATTTTCCAAACTTGATCCACTATCAACCTATGTAGCGTGCGACCAATCTATCGACCCCGAAAGTTTATTTGGTGTCTATTTTATTCACAATAGCGACGAGGGGCTAATATATTGGTTTGTTTATACACTTAATTACTTGTATAAGTTTTCAAGCAAAGACGAACGAAAACCAGAAACATTGTTAGAAGAGCCGATTAGGCATTACTTTGAGCGTGTGCCAATTACCGAGTTCCAAAACAATACCAAGAGCGTTGGCGACGCTTATAATGTGCTTGACTTAATTGACTTGTATTGTGCGACTATGAACGATGGTGTTATTGGCTATCATGATAAAATGAAAACACTATTAGTGCTTAAAGATGTTGCGGTAGGTGGTAAAGATGAAATCGACCAAGCAAGGGCTACGATTGCCGAAGGTGTCTTGCCGATTATGTCCCAAGCAAATGGGCAAACCGCCGACGCTAAATATCTTGAAACATCATACGACATTACGACACCAAAAGAGTTTTTGTCTTTAATTGAAAGCAAGATATACCAACTATCACACACATTTAATTTCGCAAATGCGGCGGCGGTTCAATCAATGGGCGAACCAGCATTAAAGTTAATGCTTAAACCAACGCTTGATAATGCCGAAGTTAAAGAGCGGTATTATACGCCAAAGTTAAAACGCGTGTTTAAGTGTGCTTTATCGTATGCCGAACACACGGGCAACCCGTTTTATCTTGATGTAGAAAAAATCGACATCATCTATTCGCACCCATTACCAAGCAACGACCAACAAGCCATCGCCAATGCTGTTAATTTAGCAAGTGCGGGTCTATTGAACAAGAAACAAGTGTTGCGGACAATTTCGTGGATAAAAGACCACGACGCATATGTTAAGGGTATTGAGGACAAGAGCGTTGAGGAAATGCTTAAAGAGGAACAAGGCAACAACGAGCATAACCAAGAACTACAAGACGCAAACCCCGAATTGCCCGAACAAAACGATAATGCCGCCAATAATGCGACAAGAATTGGCAACAAATTATTCTAATCTTATAAAATATATATATTTTATAAAAGCGATAGTAAATAAATAGTGCGTATTTAGGTGTATATTTGACAAATGTTTTTGTTGTATAATTATGGCGACAGAAGTTGGATTTCTTTTGTCTAATCTACCACGATGAAAAATGCGGAAAGGCAAATAGAGTGAGCGCACACTATAACTGCGAGAAAGGAAGTTATTATGCCGAAAATGTTTTTAAGTCCCGATATTGAGGAAAGTGGTGGTGCTAATGTGGTTGTTGATGAACCAAAAGCAACGCCCGATGTTGAAAAGTTAATTCAAGAAGCGGTTGCCAAACGCGAAGCCGAGATCGAGGAACGCCTTAAAGCCCGATATAACGAGCAAGAAAAGGGTATCCGCGAGAAACTACAACGCGAAGCCGAAAAAGCAAAGATGACCGCCGAAGAGAAAGCGAAAGTTGAATGGGAAGAACGCTTTAAGGCGTATGAAGAAGAAAACCGCCAATTAAAAGCCGAGAAAGCCCAAACAGTTCGCAAAGAAGCATTGGCAAGTGCTAAACTACCAAGTTTCTACATTAACGACAAGCGTATCTTGGAAGCCGACGACGACGATTTGAAAAATGTGATTAGTGCCTTAACAAAGGAACACACCGATTACCTAACATCATTAGGCAAACAAACGCAAGGAACGACACCTAACACCAATATTGGAACTAAAATGTCGAACGAGGATTTGGCAAAGTTAGCGGAAACCGACCCCGCAACCTATCGCCAACTTCGCAAAAAACAACTATATGGGGAATAACACCCCAAAGAAAGGAATACTAAAATACTATGGCTAATACCTTTATTAACCCTACGCTAGTTGCCCAAGAAGTATTGGTTGCTCTTGAAGAGCGCCTTGCCGCTTCTGGTCTAGTGTATCGTGGTGTCGAACGCGACTTTAATACACCTCGCGCAAAAGGCGACACTATCAATGTTAAAGTCCCCGCGACTTTTAGTTCAAAGAACTTTACAAGTTCAACCGACGCGCAAAACATTACGGAAAGTTCCGTTGCCGTCAAATTAGACACGATTGCCGATGTTAGCGTTGCTATTACATCAAAAGAAATGTCTTTGTCTATCGACGATTTATCATCGCAAGTTTTGCGACCAGCCGCTTATGCCATTGCCGAACAAGTTGAAAGCAATGTTCTTGCAGCGCTTGTTGCTGGTGCTTCTCTTTATGAAACAAAGTCATCGACCGCCGTTATCGGCGACATCGGTGCGTTGGCAAAAGCCCTCGACAAAAAGAAAGTTCCCAAGAGCGAACGATATTTGTTCTTTGCGCCTTTACATCAATACGAATATGTAGTTTTAGACGCCATTGTCCATTTCGACAAGTCGTCTAATATTGGTGCGTTGCGCGAAGCCGAAATCGGGCGCGTGTTTGGTTTTGATTGCTATGGAAGTTCGTTGCTTCCCGATACCGACGCTGCGGCTGCTGGAACTGCCACTTCATATAAAATCACTGGCACTCTTGGTGCTACCACGATCGCTTTGGCTAGTTTGAGTGCTGCGACCGCCACGATTAAAGAGGGCGATAAGTTCATTTACGACAACCACATTTATACCTTTACCGAAGATGGCACGGGCAGTGATAGTGCGATTGCCGAAATCGACATTGAACCAGCGCTTCATGTGGCGGCTACCGCCCAAGACGCTTTCCCAGTGCGTGCGCCTTTCTCGGTTGGCTTCCACAAGTCCGCCTTGACGCTAGCAACCGCCCCGATGGAAGCCCCAGTTGGTGGTGCTGTCGGTGCTGTCGCGACCTCGCCAAATGGTTTATCCGTTCGTGTAGTTTATGACTATACTTCATCTAGCAAAACGAACAACATTTCAATTGACTTGCTTTATGGCATTAAAGTCCTTGATGGAAACCGCGCTGTTCGTATGATTGACGCTTGACCCACTTGGACCAAACCCGTTGTTATCGACTTGAATGGCGGTAATATTGGCGGTAGCGAAGATGATGTCGCCCTTGTGTTAGACCCCGAAACTAATTACTTAACGCAACTAGCGTTAGAGGTATCGGGAGAAACTGGCGGGTTATATGGACTTGCGAAGACGGGATATACGATTAGTGGGTATGCTTACGACGACGCTGGAACCGAACCCGTAGGGGAAACCGACGAAGTTGATAATTACGAGCCACTGACAATATATGTCATCTGGGAAATTGACGAGAGTTAAAAACATAGCAAGTTTTATAGGGTTGTAGTAATACAGCCCTTTTTTTATGTTAAAATATAAGATAGGAAAAGGAGTAGCAATTATGGCATTAACCGATTACAAAATAGATAGTGATTATTTAGCAACTTATGGCATAAACTTGGGTGATCCATCTTTGAACGCAAACGAAGGGGCGCTTATTCAAGAAGCATATGACGAAGTGATAGATTATGTATTTTATTGTAATGACTATCTAGCACACGCCGAACAAGCAATATGCGACCATTTAGAAGACACGGAAATTGATGATGACGCCGATGATGATGAAACGCAATATGATAAGAGTGCCGACAAGATAGCGGGTTTCAAACGGGCGCAATACCTTGTTTTAAGGAACATATTAACGACTAATGTAAACCCTATCACGGAAGAAGTCCACGCTTGTTTAAGTGGTCGTTGTGGTCTTATTAAAAAGAACGGGTTTCAAAAGAACTAACGGGCGATAAGATGTATTCAACATATCACAACATAAGCGTTGATAGGGGCGCATATCCGTTTGAGGGCATTTGGCGACGAGCCGATAGCGATGTTCAAGAAAAGATATACTTTTACTATGTCGAGAATAAATCATATCGACTTAATATGACATCAAGGGTTGAGGGCGTATCTTATACCGCTGTAATCGGCGTGTTTGGCTATCATAAGTTTGCTATGCGAGATAAAATCGAATTAGATGATGGAACATTGTTAAGAATTATAAATATACCACAAGAAGTTAAGGAAGAAGTAAACCCTCGTGCTATGTTTATGATTAAACCCCGTGTAATTGAACAAGTTTTAGATTTGGGCTAGTCATATGGCGGGAATGGCGATGACTATTGCTAAATTGCTTAAAGAAGGGTTTGAAACAAGCCCTATATTTCCTTATGACGATGGTAGTAGGCATAAACGCAACCCCAAAAAGCCACACGCACGAGTTATTGCGTTAGAAAAGAACCAAATACAACAATTAAGCACCGAAAGCGTGTATTTTGAAATTGGTAATGAAGAAGCGGAAGCAAAAGCACCGCAATATCATATATTAGAGAATGCAAAAATCATTAGACGACCAAATCGTGGCACTAAAAAGTCAAAAGGTAGTCAAGCAAATATTGCCGATAAGTCCAAGCGTGATTACAACTCGTATCTAACACGCCAACACACACAAAGTAAGAGTTCCAAGTTTGGATCGCTAGAAACGATACAAGAATATCGGCAAAATCAAACAAGAAACTTTTGGGGCGACGCGGAAAAAGCAAGGGAATATAGCGAACGGGTTTTATATCACAATAAATATAACCGCTATTACTATGAAAACAAGCATTGGAAATATATGGAACGCATATTACAAGTGCTTGTGCCACAAGTTGCCAAAGCCATCGGTGCTACGAAAGTAGAAACAACGCAAGGCATAACGCCTAACGATATAGCCGATGGTAGCCAATTCCACTTGTTAAACCCCGCAAATAGCATATTCCTAAATATAAAGACGGGTGAAATACTAGGTCTTTAATGGTAAAATATAAAAGAGATATAGGAGTTAATTATGGCGGAAGCATATGATATTGATAAAATAAGGGCAATCTTACAACACCTTCTCGATGATGACACGATATTTTTGACATCGTTTTATGAGCAAATCGGCAACCCCGACACGCTTGAACGCTATGGCAAAAAGATTTACGAATTGATTAACGACCAAAACAACGCCGATTATACCGCAAGGGGCATAGTATCGCAAAATGGCGAAGCGGATATCGTTAATATCACTAGCAACTATATTTGCCCATTAGAATATAATGTTCGTCTTGATGTCGCATACAATAAAACATATATTGATGATAATGGCGACGAAATTACCGAAATAAATGAAGATGTCGAATATGTTAATGAAAAGGTTGTCGAATTGATTAACAATGTCAAGGGTAGAAAGTTCGATATTATCACGGGCGACGAAGGCGACCTTTATGTGTGTAATGCCCCCGCAATAAGTTCTTTGGGGCAACTTGAAGTGCTTGATGATGTCTATATGTATTATTCGGGTTCTAATAATATAACCGATGAAGACGATTGGGCAACGATTGTTGGCGAACTTATTGGTGCGGGAAAGGTATGGAACTTATCATCTACCGCAACAAGCGAGGGCGCGACTTACGATGTTTATTTAGAAAGCGACGGTGTTTTATATCAAGTATCGTTGGCATTAACTTATAGTTCTGGCTATCATTGGGCGATAACGGCGGTTTCGGCATTAGAGGTATCATTTACTAAATCAAAGGTATCACTATCGGCAAACAATATACAAAAGGACTTGCCATATGACTTTAATGGCACTGGGCGTATGGCTTTGTTTTTTAGCGGACAAGCAACTGTTGTCGATGAAAGCATTATGCTTGGAAACGACAAGATTAAGACCACGATAGAAAGTATAGCGGTAGAGCCATTAGAAATGCCTAGTGGGGCTAAATTGGGCGATACGGGGAACTATATTACCG